AGAGTACTTCCTATTCATCGGTGATGAAATCTTTGAGGTAGGAAACTCAGTAACAACCACTGGTGGAACACCATTGGTCAAGAAGGACTTCCATCATGGTCGTTTGACAGTATACGATGACGTTAAGTTCATCGGATCTTCCTTCGATATCATGGGTACTGATAATAACGTACCTATCTTAACTGTACAGAACAACGATGAGCACCACTTTGAAGCTGGTAAGTTAGTTGTTAACGCTGCTACAGATATAAGTGGATTCCTAAGAATATTCCCAAGTAAGTGTGTTGAGGATCCTGATGCAATTCAGTTTACTAATACATCATTTGACCCAACATTCCGTGTTGAACCTGAATATGGTGATACATTCGTTGGTCGTTTCTTAGATATCAATGGTATTGCTGCTACAACTGCATCTAATACCCAGAAGATATTCACAGTTAGAAATCTTGGTGACGGTGGTACTAAGAACTATCAGATTAATCAAGACTGTTCTATCGATGGATTTGGTTACACTGGTTGGAAGAACAAGAATGGTGGTCATAAGTCCACCTTCGTTAACGCAACAGGCAGTGTTACTAGCAATATAAATTATATTGTAGCAGTAGCACCAGCAACAGGTGCGATGGTATTAACTCTACCATCTCTTGCTGAGACTGGAGACATCATTAGATTTACTGAAGTTGGTGGTCAATTGACTTATAACAACTCTCTCGTAATTCGTGCTCCAATCGTAGGTGGTGAACCAGTTGCAATTCAAGGTGATACTGAAGGTACTAAGTTGGGTGGTCTATCTACTCCATACGGATCTGGTGAACTTGTTGTACAGAACAGAAACGCATCCTTCGGTCTAATATTCGTTGGTCAATCAGATGGAGATAACTTCATCCCTGCTGCATATCAAGGTTGGTGGTTAACTGAACTATAATGGCATTCTACAACAGAGTCAAAACAATGAAGACCTCACCCATTGGCACTATAATGCCATGGGGAGGTAACTCAACGCTTAGAGGATCAAATCCCCCTAACGTGCCACATGGTTGGATACTATGTGATGGAGCTACTCATTCTGCTAGTGAATATCCTTTACTAGCATCTATGATTGGTAACACATATGGTCCCACTGCTACATCAATTAAGGGTAACTACCCTGATTATGAAGCGGCAGATCAATTTCGTGTTCCTAACTTAAATGGTAGAGCACTGGTTGATATCGAGAGAACCATGTTGGGTGAGACAAAGTATCAGTACAATCAACCGAATGCTGATTCTGTTGTTGGTCCTTTGATTGAAGGTGATGGTACTGCGGTAACACCCCCTGCTATCTACAGTGCTGACACTGACATAACATTCCAACTTGATGGTATTAATAATATGGCAGGTAGGATTCAAGAGTTTACTCTGAATGATCCTACATGGTCTAAGACATACTATGTTCTCGGTAGAAAACTAGGTATAGACCACACACCTGCTCATAGGCATCCCGGATCATATACTACTGCTCAACCTTCTGGTAAGTATGTACAAACATTCGAGACTACATTCTATGCTACTAGTGGATCACCTGATTATGAATCTGCTAACCTAACTGGTGCAGGTGGTAATGATGGTCCTGATAGTTGGCAGAATGGATTCGGATCTATCACATACTATGATGACAATACTCTTGTTGTAACCAGTGAAGGAAAGACATTCGACCCTGCGACTAAAGGAACTATTCCTGAAATCGGTAAGGTTAGAACTATACCACAAGGTAGTGGTAATACTCCTGCCTTTGGTGACACTTATAATTATGGCCACCAAATGATTGCACATACTGGTGTCTTCCCACCACCATATACATCAGGTATTATGGGTAAGAAGAACTATATTGGTGGAGATCAAAGTGTAACTTATCCAACAAACTTGAGTCATTCTGGTGAAGTATTCACAGAATCAAGTCTTGCTCCGCATAATCATTTTACATTTGATATTTCTATGACTGCTCCAGGCTTGAGAGCACCTTCAAATATCGCTATTAATAATGTACAATCATATACTGTTAATGTTTCTGACATCGATAGTGCATTAAATATTGTATTAGATAACAATACACCTTCCCAGACAGTAATAATGTTAATACGGGCATTCTAATGGCAGCATTCCTATCACAAGAGAGAAATAAACTAGGTACTACAACAGGATCCCTGATAGCATTTCCTAGAGAATTAGATGTTAATGATCCTACAGTAGGACTCAGTGCATCGTTACTACCTGCTGGTTATTTGAGATGTGATGGTAGTGTATACAATGAAACACAATACCCTGCTCTTGCTGAGATTTTAGGACTGGGTGATCTATGTGTATTCAAACAGACTGGTGTTACTTTAACTACTTCACAGTTTCAAGTACCAGATTTAAGATCAAAGTTTATTAAAGCATCAAGTGGTTCGGATCAGGGTGTAATGAATGACCTGACAGTAACCAATGCTGCTAACCAGACAATAGATAAGTCTGGTGTTGGTATTGAGGTGTCAAGTAATGTTGGAAGTACTGCTACTATTACTTTAAGTGGACAGTTTAGAATCCCACCAGTTACTGCTGCACTAAGAGGTAATGTTTCATTTACTAGACCAAGATACGTAGATTCAGAGATTGTTCCTGTAAATGGATTCCAACCACACTGTCACTATACTACAACCAGAAGGTGTAGGATCAAGAGACGTGCTGGTAGTGATATGTTTGAATTAAACTATTACAGGAATGCTTCTACGATTGGTGTACATGAATGGTACTATCATACAATGGTTGATGGTCCTGGTGGTAACCAGGAAGCACAACCTGCTTGTAGATTATATGCAGAATCAGTGAACTTCACACCAGGCAACTATATTCCTAGTGGTTTCGGTGTTAGTTACCAATACTATGGTGTATGTAAGAATGCTTGTGCTGGATTTAATATCTATTGTTTAGTACCAAGTTCACAATCTACTACACAATCTGGTGATAATATTGCTGGTCAAAGTCCTAGTATTATACCTCTATTCATAGATACTACACCTAATACATGCTTCCAGACATTACCTTGGCCAATTGGTCAACAGTCTATGTCATGTGCGAGTAGTTCTTTAAGTATCTCATCAAACTATATTGCTGGTGCAACTGGTGTTGGTACTGATGATATACCTCAGACAGGTACTAATGGTTATTCACATACTGCTGACTTATCTAATGTCATGCCGTTTGATACTGCTGTTGATACTGGTATAGCAAATACTGTGTATCCACAGATATCTAACGTGGTAGTAACAACTAATGCTTTGAATTATGAATCTGATCCAACAGATCATACTCATACCATCAATTATGAGACAGGTACTACCAATTATAACTTAAATACTACTGAGTTCTTTGTTAGTACTGATGGAATGACTTCCACAATTAATATTACTCCTGATCAAACAAAGAAGATGGACAATTTAATTGCTCCTTTTATTATGGTCGATTATCTAATTAAAGTCTAATGAGAAATATTCGCTCTAACTACTTAGCAGATAAGGTGACTTACACGTCATCAACTATGCCTATTGGTGCAATCTTACCTGTTTTTAAGGCAGATGACGATAAGGTATCAGATGATGGTGTAGTTACTGCGATAGCACAGTATGCTGCTGGAACTGGTACAGGGTATCAATCAGATTTAATGAGTCCAGCAGGTTATCCAATAGAACCAATAGAAATGGTTATTGGACAGGGTGGTCTGTCAGTAAGTAATGATACATTTTCATTTACTGGTATAGGAAATCTTTTAAGTGATGGTGATAAGATAATAATTAAATCCACATCACAATCACCAAACAAAGCAAAACTCGGTGGTTCTATTCAATCATTTACTGTAACTGCTGGTGGTACAGGGTATACAAGTTCACCAACAGTAGTTGTTGGAGATAATGGTAGTGGTCCTGTAACAACAGGATCTTTTCAGGTTGTAGTTAATGCTGGTGTAGTTACTGGTATTAATGTAGTAGATGGTGGTATTGGATATCAATTCCCAACAGTTACTCTTGTTGGAGGTGGTGGTAATGGTGCAACTGCAACTGTTGCTATGTCACCCGGAGGTACAGGTGGTGTTGCTGTCGATGCAGGATTAACAGCAGTTATTGATATTGTTACTACAAATACATTTAGATTGGCAAGAAACACAGGTGATATTGCTGCTGGTTACTTTTATAACATCACAGATCTAGGATCTGCTGGTAATATAGTATTCATAACGTCAGAAGGATTTGGATTAAGAGTTGGTATTGCTGCTACTGCTGGTGGAGCAATTGATTATGCTACTATAAAACAAGAAGGTTATGGATATGCATCAGGAGATGTATTAAAGGTTCTTCAAGCAGGTTCTGATGGTCTTGGTAAGATAAGAATACAGACAGTATCATCAAATTCTGCTAGTGACCCTGATAATCAGTATCCTGGTTTCTTATATTGTGATGGAGCGACAGTTAATGCTCAAGATTATCCATTATTATATGAAGTCTTGAAGGATAACTATGGTGGTACAGGTGGAAGTTTCAATAAATCAGACTTTGGATCGGCAAGTGCTATAACATTTGACCTTCCAGACTATAAAACAAGGAAATTGGTAGGTGCAGGTGGAGGTGTGCAAGGTGGTGGATCTCCTGTATCTGGTAGTGTAATATCTTCTGTTGGTAATACTGGTGGTAAATGGTATTTTAGTAAGAGTGAACAACAACAGTTAATGGATATTGGTAGTGTTGTTGTTGGTGGTTACGATAATGTTGTAGAATTTGTTGGTGCTACTCTTAGTGGTGAAGTTACCATGAAGGTTGGACCATTACAAGAGAAGATGATTTCTGCTGTTCCTGAACATGAACATGCAGTGTTGACATCAGAAGCACCAGAAGCAGGTGCATTTGAAGGTGCTGGATATGTATTAGATGACCATTCAGTTGGATATAAGAATGGTACTGGATCTGTAAACTATTTCATACCTTCAGGTGGTGTTCCATTATTCCATTCACATGGAATTACAGACTATATTATTACTGACCCCAATGCATCAACGTATGGAAACGTTTCTGGTATTGGTACTAAAGTTGAGATGAGCATAACACAGGCAGCATTCAATACAGTTGATGATACTGTTACTATTACTGCTCATGGTATGGCAACAGGACATAAGTTGAGAGTAAAGACTAATCCTGCAACAAATCCTGCTGTAATGACATATGCACCAGGTAATCCACCAGCAGGTTCTACTATTAACGTAAACTTTGCAGTTAACACTGAGTGGTGGGTCATTAAGATTGATAATGATACTATTAAATTATGTACATCTAAGTATAACGCATTAAGAGGTTATTTTGTAGACATCACGACCACTGGTGATTCTGCCACAATGGTGCTGGAAGTAGGATATAATGCTGCTGGTAATTTTCCAGGTGAACCAGTTACTACAATTACTACACCTGCCCCAACAACATATGATATTGATGACAACTA